TGTAAAAAAGTTTAAATTACCAAAAATATCTGGACGAAGTTTTCCTTTTTTGAAAAGGTTCTTTACCTCAATGTAATTTGAAATGTCAAGATTGCCCGCATTACGATTGACATATTGAAAGTTAGGAACTTGTCTGAAGTAAGGTCTTGTCATTTTTAATACTCTATAATGTTTGGATTCCCAGTATAATCCGAATTGTAAATAGGTTCAATTTCTTGGAATTGTAAATTTAAAGTATAAGAAACCATTGTTCCGTCCCAGTAAGTCATATAAGTCCCTAGTGGAGTATAATCGACCGAACAATTAGTTAAGGCACATTCTTTTATTTTATTAAGTCCATTCGAACCAACTCCTTCATACTTTATAAAAAATGTATTTGGAGATCTTAAAAATATATTGTCTACGGTTCTTTTTGCCGCCATATTTTTTTTAAAGAAATTAATAATAGTTCTTACTCTTAGACTTTCTTCTTTAGTTCTTGGAGATAATTTAAATGTAAAATTGAAAGGTCTTAATTGAGGACCACTGAAAAGTAATTCTAAATTTGGGTTTAAAACTGCTCCATATCTCCCAAGAAGATTCTGAATTCCTACTGCAGCACCTGCAAATGCAACTCTGATGGCACCTTCATTTTCTCCAATGGCATCAAGAGCTTTTTTAAACTCATCTTCCATCACTCTTGTTAGTCCTTTTGCACTAACTGTTTGTAATTTTAGGGATGCCGCAGCAACTCTTCTTTCAATTTCATTTAAAGAACTCCCTTGCCAATCGACAGAATTGTTATCAGTTATTGATGCTTGTACTGGTAAAATTACTCTTCCTAAATTAGTTTTTATTCTATTTGAATTGGTTGTTCTGTTTATTGTTCCTGTTCTATTTGCACCAGGAGCTTCATAAGTCACTGCAGTAAAAGTAATTCTATCTTGATCTCCTTTCATATCAATTGGATATATTAAATTATCACCATCTGGTGCTGGTCCTGCGACTGCTGGACTTATTTCAAAATCAAATGGTATAGGTTTAGATCCTTGTTGGGTTTGTGGTGATTGTACTGGTGGTGCAGTATTTTGCACCCTTGGCATATTAGGAAAAAGATTATTTTTTTGATTTTGGGTGTAGTTTTTATTGATGAATGCTGCTCTTTGATTGATTGATTGTGGTTCTACAACTTGGGAAAGGAATAATTTTTCTTCTCGTGATAGTTTAAGATAATTTTCACGAACTTCTGCATTCCAATAATATTCTGATCTCCATTTTTTTTCTGGGTCTACTGTACCCGTCGTAAATTCATTTCTTATTACAGGATCTTTTTGAAATGCATTGGTTGTATCATAAACAACCATTGCTCCAGTTTTTTTATTTACTTCTGCGGTATAAGTTTTAATTACTCCTGGTGTTTTAGTATTTACTGGAAATACTAAAGTTTGAATATTTGGATCTGCCATCAGAACTCCTCCCCATTTACAAGAGGATTAGTAATCTCAATTTTTTGTAGAGTATGAGACATTGATAAGGAGTTTTTATTTATTTAGACGGAATTTTGCATAAGGTATAGAAAGCATTTCATCAAGTTCTTCATACTTTATGACATGAAGTTTACCAGAAACTTCTTCCCAAGTATATTGTCTTCCTTGTCTCCAATGAAAATTGATTGCTTTAAATCCCCATCTCTCTAATGAAGTACAGGCAATCAATGGATGTTGATCATATTCAATGTTGGGTGTTTTTGGATTATAAACAAATGTATAAAACTTTCCTGGTTCTGGATATAACACTTCTTCTTTAAGAACATCCATAATAATCAACATCAAGTCTTCTGGGTCATATGTACCAGCAGCATCAATTCTCTTTTTCAACTCTCTCATTCTTGGGGGAACGCCGGCATACTGCCCAAAACCTTCTGCCATTACTTGATACCTAACTCTTGTTCTGTGATTATGCGGAACTTAATCATTCTATCATCACACCATTCTTGAATTGATTTCCATTTAGATTGATTAACTGCATAGGTATTAATCTCGTTAATGTATGTTTTTGTTTTTTTATTTCCTTGGGTTGGAGGAACAGTTTGTTTTTTTGGTTTTATTTCAATAACATACTTTTGAATTTTTCCATTACTTTCTAATACTTCAATAATAAAATCTGGAAAATATCTACAGACTTTTTGTTTTACTGGATTGTAATAAGGAATACAAAACTCTTCTGATCCATATTTTATGATGTTTGGTGATCTATCACACCATTGCATAAATTTAAGTTCCCATCCACTACGATATATTATGTTTTGTGGATTTCCAATATATTTTTCTGGATTTCTTGGATGAAAATATCCTTGATGATACTTTGAATCACGCGGCATTTTTCCAACCTTTATGTGATTTATTTCTCCCATTAACAACGTGTTGTAGACATCCAATACTTAAATCATTTTCTTTTGCAAATCTAGTGAGGTTTTTAACTTCTATAATTTCTCCCAAAGGAGAAATTAATTTATATTCTTTACTATTTTTATTGGATAGTGCTTTCTTTGTACTCTCTGGACAAGGTTTACCTTTGTTTGGACTTTCGTTATTTTTAAACCATTCTTTTCTTTTGATCCTTTGTTTTTCTTTTGTCTCTTCAGAATGAGTTTTGCCCCACATTGGATTTAACTCACCAAACCTTGCACTTTCATACATTCCATTTTTCTCTGCATAATTTGCACGACTCATTCTAAATGATTCGTTTTTACAAAGTTCTAATGTAATTTGCCTTAAATTTTCTTTAGTTTCTTCCGAATGTTTTTTGCCATAAAATGGATTGAATTCTCCTTCATACCCAGAATATCCCTCATATTCTTCATACAAAACTTCTGGTTTAGAGTCAATGTTAAATACTTCGTTTAATTTTTTAGTGTTAAATTTAATAAATTTTTTCATCATGAATTAAGTATTACGTATTATTTATATTTACTCTTGATACTTTCTGCCATTTTTCAGTATACATAATATATTAGTAAAAGTATTTATAGATGGCAGCAGTAATCTCTGATCCCAGAGGAACTCCTACTGGAGGCCCTGTTACTCGACTACCAGTACAACCTGCACCAGGCACTCCTCAACCTCCTACTGGAAATCAATCGGGAACCCAACGAGTTCTAAATGGAAATGGGCAATCCACGAATGGAAATGTTTCAGGAACAGTAAAACCAACACCAGTTAAAATGTCTGAAGTAAAAGAAAAATTACTTCGACCTGCGTTAACATCTCATTTCCAGTGTTGGTTTAATCCCCCAAAAATAGTTCGACAATATTATGATGCTGAATTGATTTCTTTACTTTGTTCGGAAGCATCTTTGCCAGGATCATCTTTAGTGACTAATGAGATTAATGATGATCGCCCCGGAATTACGGAGAGATTAGCATATAGAAGGCAATATGATGATAGAGCAGATTTTACATTTTATGTTGATCATGGAAGACAAAATGGAAGTTATAATTTAATTTTATTTTTTGAAGACTGGATTAGATATGTTGTTAATGAAAGCGCAACTGCAGAAAATAATGATTATTTTTATCGTGCAAACTTTCCGGATGGAAATGATGGATATAGATCTCAAGCAATTTATATAAACAAATTTGAAAGAGATTTTGATAGCGACTATCTAGAGTATAAATTTTTAAAAGCATATCCAATAAGTATTACTTCTATGCCAGTTGCTTATGATTCTTCAGAACTTTTAAAGTGTACTGTATCATTTACATATACAAGATATGTTTTGAGAAGACAAAAAAGTGCATTTGATATAGGATTGACGCAAGATAGACTTGTTAGGGAGGATAATTTGAGAGGTGCAGCCGCTGCTAGAGAAGGTAGAGGTTTGGAGGAGTTAAATAATGCAAATTTAGAAGCTTTTAGAAGAGAAAATCCTGGTGTAAATATTTAATAAATAAAATCACACTGAAACTTCTATAGGACATTATGCCTTTACCAAAGATTTCTACGCCAACTTATGAACTTGAGTTGCCATCAACAGGACAAACAATTAAATATAGACCATTTTTAGTGAAAGAAGAAAAACTTCTTGTTCTTGCATTAGAATCTGAAGATACTAAACAG